TTACCAAATCATTTGCGTATGGCTGTTTTACGGTCAACGCACGCCAACGGTCGTGCTTTTCCGGGTTGTAATCCTTATTGCTGTACTGCATATTTACTTTTTATTTTCGGGTTCCTCGGTTTCGTCGCCGGGTTCCGGATAATGGATAAATCCAATTTGCCGGACGTTTTGGATTGGCTCGTAAATGATAACGACAACATCGCCGTCCGTCCTTACTCCGACCAATCGGCAATCGGCGGGAACCTCAACCCGTATTTCACTTTTCATTGTTAAACAAATCCCAATTAACAGGGACACAATACCCCGGCAATTCTCCCCGGTCAATGACCTATGGATTAACAATACTATTTTTCCAATAGATACGGGGTTGTTCCGGGCGTCCCTCCCAATGTTCCGTAATCGTGTCGTAAATCAATCGTATTTCCCGTTTCGGATATTTTCCGCCGCTCTGCAACCCGATTTTATACAGGTCAACGAACGGATACGACAATTTGATTATCCCAATTGCCCGGTCGTACATTCCCGGCGGGATTGGCTCCACGCTTGCAAAGGTGCGGAACCCGTGGCGTTTTGCCCGTGCCAACACATTAACCCACATCATATTTGGGTCGGCGTTCGGCTCCAATTCGTCGCAACCTGTCAACGTTGCGCCCAAAGCGATACGGGACACGTCCCAACCCTCGGACGCCTCGGCAAAATCAATGAAGCGGTTCAACCCCTCGGCGCATTTGCTCAATATCTTAACCGGGACGCCGTGGCGTTGGCATACGCCGACCGCTTGACGGGTCAACCGTTCCGTTTCCGGCAACAACGGGTCGGTCGTGAACGAAAAGAATAACCCCGTTTTCTGCAATTCCTCCTTATGCGCCAACAATTCGTTTTTGAAAATATCCAAAGCGTATGGATATTCCCGCAACGTCTTTTTCAACTCCGGGCGACTGCCTCCCAATACCTTTGCGCCACGACCTTTGCGCAAATAACAGTAAGTACAACCGTTGGAACAACCGACAAAGAAATTGGCGGCGTTCTCGGCGTATTCCCCGGCTTTACCTTTTGGGCTGTAAATAACCCGTCCGTTTATCGCTCCCATATCGTCAACGGCTTAAAATGGTAAATCGTCGTTTCCGTCGGGGGCGGGTGCATCCGGCACGGGCGGCGGCGGTACTTGCGCCCCGGCTCCGGTCGCTTTCGGGGTCAACATTTCCATATCGGTTGCGACTATCTCGGTAACATACCGTTTGACGCCTTGCGCATCGTCATAACTCCGGGTTCTCAATTCGCCCTCAATATACAGTTTGTCGCCCTTTTTGACGTACTGATTGGCGACCTTTGCCAACCCGTTTTGCAATACGACGTTATGCCATTCGGTACGCTCCGGGATTTGCCGCCCGTCCTTTGTGGTATAACCTCGTTTCGTGGTTGCCAACGAAAAGGTCGCCACGCAACCCCCGTTGTCGAACTCCCTAAAATCCGGGGCTTTCCCGGTATGTCCCATCAAAATAACCTTGTTTACACTCATACAAAAAACGCTTTAATTATCCAAACAATGATACTATACAACGCCCACATATAAGACGCAACCGTTAACGTCACGAACGTGTATAACGCAATTTTATATCCGGTTTTTGATTTTATTTTCATTTCACTTGAATTTTACGCAATCCAACAAATATTGTTTCTTATTATCCGACCATCCGGCGGCATGGTTTATCGCTTTTCGGTCGTCGTCGTGTACGAACTCACAAACCCAACCGCCGACGCTTGATTTTTGAACCAATCGAACCAATTTACCAACAATGAAAGAACGCAATTTGTAATAACTTGAATTTTCGCCAACAAACAAAACCCGTCTTTCTGCATTTATTTCGGGCGGATTTTCGATTTGCGGGCGTTTCTCCCTTTCCGGGTACCTTTGTACCCTTTTAAAATCATTTTGGATTGAACGGCGGGAAATTGCCCCGTAATCGGGTGTTCTTTTTTTCGTCCTCATATTTTCAAACTTCTGTATTCGTTTTTAAGCAATTCAATAATCCGGACGTTGCCCGGATATATTCGCATTTTCGTTTTATCCCCATTCTCCCAACATGAATGATGTTCAAAACATAGTATATTTATATTTCTTACATCATGGGATAATTCAGGGTATGCAGCTTTTGTTATTATATGGCTTATATGTATAGCCGAATATGTTTTTAAAGGCTTCATACATTCCTCACAATAATGAGGATATATATTCCAACAATACTTGTAAAATTTATCGTTTTCGGTTGGGGAATGACCTTTGCCAAATAAATAGTATTGAATTTCTAAACGAACAAGGAAAGGCACATAAAAACGTCTATCTATTAAAGGCTCATAACCTTTCATTTTAGCATATATATAACATTCTAAATCAATAATTTTTATTTTATCTTCCATATATACCCTCCTGCTGTTTTACGTTTCTTATTAGCCGCTAAAGCTATTCCACGTTTATTTATACCAGTAATATTAGATGCAATATTAATACTTTCAAATTCATCAATTAATTTATTATTCATTGAAAAACGTATAACTGCCTTACTTTTCCCATTCAATATCCCAATTTTACCATATCTACAACTTAAAAAACCTTTTTTGGCTGCCTGTCTTTTTCTATATAACGTAATTGGGTTGTTGTTATTTTCCAAATGCGTTGCCCAACGTAAATTATCAACATGATTGTTTAATCTATTGCCGTCTATATGGTCAACACATGGTTTGTTGTCCGGGTTCGGAATGAAAGCCGCCGCAACTAATCTATGAATAGAAAACGTTTTCCTCTTATTACAATTACTAAGATAAACTGTTTTATATTCTTTTTTACTATTTCGCCAACATGATTTTAATATCTTATTATATAAGATGCTTTTTACATTACCATAATTACTAACTTGATACAACCCCACATATCCGGGTACATCTTTCCAAATTTCCATTATACAACCATTTAAGTAAGCAACCAAAAGAGAAACGGGGAAAAGTGGCTGCATCTTTTTTCATCCGGTAGCTACTCCGAACTATCCCCGTTTATGCTGCAAATATAGCGAATTTATTGGTATTCGTACTGGTCTGTCAACAAATACGGTTCCATACTCTTACATTTCCGCCGTTTCGTCGTTCGGTTCCGGGTCGTCCGCCGGGTCTGCCATTTCCGGGAACATATCATTTTCATTTTCGTTGTCTGCATCATTTACATAAACTAACGGGTTGGGTTCCCCATCAGCCCCGAACAAATCCATTTGCGCCTTTTTGCCCTCAAACAGAAATTCGTAAACCTCGTTTTCAATATCGCAAACAATGTTTTCCAACTCTTCCTCAAAACCGAACGTTTCAACGTTGTATTTCATTCGTGGGGTGTTGATTGCTGTTTTCTGATTGTTTGATACGGTAAACAATCCGGTTAAAACGACGCCTACGTTATCATCTTGCCCGGACAAAGAAACGCCCCTAACCTCTATATTGTCCAAACATTCCTCCGCAAATGCGGCTGCAATATCTGTTTGTTTCTTTGTTGCTTTAAACTCCGGCGTTGCCATCATGGTTTTAAATGACGTTATGTTGAATACACGTCCCATAATCGGGCGAAAATCATTAAACAAATGACGCAAATCTGGGTGTATGTCTTTTGCACTCAATACATGGTATTTGTTCGTGTAACTCTCATTTCCGACAACTTCCGTTACTTCATAATGTACGTCTAACCCGCCATCTTTCAATAACTTTACTTTCGATAATGAAAACTTTTCCTTTGTAGGAATCGGCATAACATTTTGTTTTTTTTCGCTCATAATTTTTAATCTTTATTGTTTCCCGGTTCCTCCGGGTCGGTTTCTTCTTGGAAATACTCGCACGGTTCATCATCAGCACAACGACCGGACAAACAACATACCGGATAATCCACGCAATCAATGCACATTTTTTTTCCGTTCATAATTTAAAAGTCTGTTTCATTTAACAATTTTGCAACCTTGTTTTCCGGCTCTGCACCCGGTGCAAATATCGGTTTCGGGTCGTGAACTAAAACTTCCCTTTTTACCTTTTTGGTCTTTGCGGGTTCCGGTTCCGGGTTAAACTTCAATTGTTCCGCCGGATATTCTTTTGGTTTCAGTTCTATAATACCATTTTCCACCAAAACCGGAATACAACGTTTGCAGGCTTTCACGTCCTCCAACGCATCATGCGCCGGGAATGTTTCGCCGGGGAAACATTTATTATAAAGTTCTTCCAACGTCGGGAATTTTCCGGGGCGTCCATTTGCAAACATTGCGCCGACAAATTTAATTGTTTTCATCATGGTATCAATTCGTTTTCCCTTAAACAATGCGTCCTCGGCTTTTTCGTCGTAATACTCACGCCCCATAATTCGCAATATCATTGCTTTTACAATTGACGTATCAAAGTAAATGTTGTGTCCTACCAACAAACGGGCTTTTTCGCAATCCTCCAAAAATTCGCCTATAATATCAGCAAATGGGACGCCATCGGCGTTTGCTCTCTCTGCTGTAATTCCGTGAACTTCTGTTGACGCTTCCGGTATTTCCCATCCCTCCGGCTTTATGATAAATGAACGTTCCTTTTCGTTTACCGCCCATGCCAATTGCACAATATTTGGAAATTCCGCAAAATCAACGTCCCATTTTGCGCCCTTTGGGGGCAACCCGGTTGTTTCACAATCGAACGTCAAAACATCTTTCATAATGTCGTTTATCTCATTTCCTTTGCTGTCTTTCAATGTTACTTTTTTCATAATCAAATTTCATTTGGGTCTGCTATATATATATAATATTCTTCACTTGCAAGTTGTTTTAAAAATTCGATATGTTCTATCAATTCCGCATTGCTCAACTCTGATATTTTACGCAACCGGGTTTCATATTCCCCGGTTTCAATATTCGGTATTTGCTCATACATTACCGGGGACAACTCACGCAATCGGCGTTCGGTTTGTTCATCTGTCAGACGTTCGCCCGCCTCCCAAATTCCGGTTCTGAATGTTGGTACAACGTAATTGAAATAATAACCTTTCAAAGCCTCTGACGAACCGGGCGACGCTACAATAAAACGGGCGATTATGCGGCTACCTTTGTGCATTGCAAAGAATTGATTTAATTCCCCCATGTACATTTGTAAACCGCCGTTATTATTAATCATTCCCGTTGCTGTTATCTCTCTTTTTTTCATACTTAAAAATCAAATAAGCCATTATAATACGCTTCTCTTACTTTCTTTCCGAATTTTACAACATGATGTCCCTTTTTGTTTTTCTTTATATTTCCGGGAATATAAAATACAACTCCATTTTTAGGTAGGTTATATCTTTGGTAGAAATTGTAAAATTCATTCGTTCCGTATGATATTGCATTTTTAGCAATTTTCTTTAGCTTCCTCGGTATTCGTTTCATTGTCTTTCTTTTCCCGGTCAACAAATTGTTTCATTGTCTTATTAAAAGCCTCGCCGCCTACTTTCAAAATAAACGTTCTTTCGCTGCTTGAATATCCCTGCAACTTCTTATCCATTGCATTTGCATACAATACCGTCATTTGTCCCGGTTCAAAAACTCCTCGTTCCTGCAAACGGTCTATCGGGTGCCGCTTCAATGGTGCGTCCGCCATCATTCCGGCTTTTCTGCGGGTGTTTTCCAAATCGGAAATAACCACTTTCAGATTATTATAAAAAGCGGGTGTTTTCAACACGTCCGCAATTGTCATTTCTTTAACTTCCATATTGTTTTGTTTAAGGGACGCCGGGGAACCGACTCCCCGGTTAATTACTCGGTTTCGCTGTATTCCTCAATAATTAAATCGTCCTGTCCTCGCTTGACTTCCTCAATAAATCCTTGATACCCTTCTTTCCGGGCTAATTCGATAAGGGATTGCAGACGTTTTGCGCCCAAACTTTCGCCCCTCGCAATGCGGAATACCTTAACGGTCGGATTGCTTGCGATAATCAATTTTGCGGCAACCTCCATTATCTGACTATCCGACACTTTCCCGGCGACGAACGGCACGCCGTTTAACTCCAACCCGTCGTCCGTGAACGTCAACCCGGCAATCGGCAATTCCGATTTCGCAATAAGGGTTTCCCGCTCTTTGAGCAAATCCGACAACTTTTTTTCGTGGGTTTGGGCGACCTTTTCGGCGGCGTCCTTTTGCTTTTTCTTCGTCAGATAGTCCACAACCAACGCATTTATTTTGTTGTGTTCCTCGGCTTGTTTGAGGCGTTCGGCTGTATCCAAATTCTCCGGGTTGTTTTCCTCGTACTTTGCCAACCATGCGGCGGCATTGTTCTTACGGGTTTCGTAATCGGCTTTATCCGTTTGGATTTGCGCCAATGTTTCGTCGTATTTGTCGGCGGCGGCTTTCGCATCCGCTTTGCTCTTTTTCTTTGCCGCTTCCAATGCCTTTTTTGCCTCGGCAACAATCCGGTCGTATTCGGCTTGGGCTTCCGCCTCATACTTTATTGCGGCGTCAATCTCTGTATTCTTGGTTTCCTCGGCGGCTTTGATACGACCGGGGATTGCCTCCAATTGTTCCGTCCGGGTTTGCAATGCGGTACGCACGGTTTTCGCTTTCTCAATCAACCGGGCGTTCTCGTTTTGTTCCTCCATTAAATCGGCAATGTCGATTTTCTCGGCATACGTTTTGACGTCGCCCGGTTTCAACTGCTTTTCGGCGGAGGCGCAAATGGTCGTGTACGTCTTGACCTCGGCGTTGGCGTCCTTTCGTTTGTCCTTAACGGTCGTAACCTCGGCGTCAATTTCTGCAATTCGGGTGCGCACCTTTTCCGGCAACAAAGCCTTTACAACCTCAATTTGTTTGCGGCGTCCCTCGGCGGTTTCACTCCAACGGGAAAACTCCACGGCGTCAAAATCTTGGTAGCCGAAAATCTTTTGCAACATTGAAACGTTATCCGAACGCATCCCGGTTGTTTGTGATTTTATGGATAACGTCCCACGTGGGTTGGCTTTGGTAAACTTTAATTCGACTTCGTAATTTTCGCCGTCGTTACCTACTACCATTTTTGCAAATCCTTTGTCCTCTCCATTTTTCAACACGGCGTCCCGGTTCCCGGTCAACATTGCGCCGATTGCTTTTAATAGGGTTGATTTGCCTAACTCGTTGTCCCCGGTAATGAAATATACATTACCCTCAAAATCTGCGTTGAACTCCTTAATTACTTGGAAATTCGACAACTCTAATTTTTTGATAATCATTTTATCGCTCTTTTTATGCCGGGGTTGCCCCCGGCGGTTACTACTTATTTGTTTGTTAATATCATTCTTTGGTGTATCATGCTTTGCACCTTGTTAAGCGCATCCCGGTTGGCGTCAACCTCCGACCGGGTGCAATCGGCAATAAAGTTTTCCAAACGCTTATACAGGTCGTCCAACTCTTTTGCCGTCATTGCATGGCGAACGGCTCCCAATTCGTCCTTATCCATTTTTGCAAACTCGTTTAAGGGTTCCCAAATCGCAACGTTTGGGGTCGTCGACGTTCTTTGTCGCATCAATCAACGGCATATCGTTTGTTATTGCCGTCCATTGTTTCCCGGTAACGGGGGACGTGTAAGTTACTTTATAATGTCCGTAACCACTTGGAATAAAACTAAAATCGTAAATACTTGTTTTCGCTCTCATACTATTTTGTTTTTTGAGTTACCGGGAAAACGCCCGGTCGTTTATTTTCATGCCACAAATATACGTATAGTTTTTATACTACCAAAAGAATTACCTTTTATTTTCGCTTACTTCTTTATTTTTCGCAATAATCGCCCTAAAACAACGCATTTACCCACGCCGTCAAACTCAACTAACATATTACCATTGCGTCCCCTTATACATTTGCCATCAGAACGACGACCCGCCCGGCACGGCATACGTCGCAATTCCGGGCGGGTCAATCGGTCGCCTAAATAGATATATTCATTTTCCATATTAGAACAATTTCATTTGTGTATCGGTCAATATAGCAACAACCGTATCAACTTTGCGTTCCCAACTTTCCAACGTTGCCAACTTTTCCGGTGTGGGGTTCCGTTGGCAACGTCGTTGGTTGTGTCGCATCTGTTTTACCATTTCCGCCAAATCCTTTGCCGTTATTTTTTCGGGATTTTCGATTTGCGGGGCTTTTGTTTCGTCCGCCATTAAGTAACCATTTGAATAATTAAACGTCCCTACGGGCTTAAAACAAACGGCTGTGCATTTGCGACGGCAAATTTTCCAATACCCAACCGGGGTTATTCTGCAAAACGAACCGTCCAAAGTGCATTATTAACGTTGCGTCGGCATTCCACAATGTCGGGGCAATCTCCGGGTACAATTTCCCGGCAATGTCCCGGAACCGCCGTTTGCGGTCGGCTTTTTCTTCCTTTTTCCCCTTAACCTTAATACGCAATTTAAGGTCGTTTTGCCACTTCATAGCGTTAACCAAAACAAACGGTATTTTGGCGACGGTTATAATGGCTTTCAAATGCTCAAAGTTTTGCAACATCTTTTGTATGCGGTACAATTTACCCATGTTTGCCCCGGCATCCCCAACGGTTACGTCGTCCGGGCGAACGCTCAATTTTTCCAAAAAGATAATCGGGGTTGTTATCTCTTTGTAGTAATTGAGAAAATCCCGTATTTCGTTTAAATCCTTTGGCATCTTAATTGCCGTCGCATTATGGTTGGGTCGCCAAACCACAATACCCCCATTACTACCGGGGTCGATACCTATAATACAATCTATTTTCATAACATACTCTTTATTTGTTCAACTTTAACCAATCGTGCGTTATACGCTTCTTTTGCGGTTAAAAAACCGCTTTTCCTATATCGTATTCCGTCGATTTGAATTTCATAATTATATTTCCCGGTTTGCTTATGCCGGGTTACTCCTTTATATCCGGTTGTATTATCTCGCCGTATTCGCTTATTCCTATTATTTTCCGAATGAGTAACAAAACGGCAATTATCCGGGCAATATATCCCATCGTTATTTATCCTATCTATCTCTAAGCCGGGATTATACCCATTTTCTAAAGCCCAATTTTTAAAAACATCAAAACAAAACCATTCTTTGCAAACAGTTATTCCACGACCACCATAATTAGGATAATCCTTTCTTTTGGAATTATAACAACGGGCTTTTATGCTTTCCCAAAGCCTATATAATTTTGTTGCTGAAACTCTTTTTTTCATTTTTCAAACCTCAAATAATTATACACATAAATTTCTTCCTCAATCATCCGGTCGAATGTTCGTTTAATCTCCTTTTTCCGGGCAACCTTAAAAGCCGTATAATCAATTTCGGGGCTTTGGGTTCCCTGTTTTCGCACATGGTAAACCGTAAATTCATTTACGAACCCACGGGCGGCACGGGCTACAAATCTGTTATACGCTTCTTTCCGGTCGTCCTCGGTTTCTTTCACTTCATCCGCTAACCCAACGCCCAACAACCAATTATAAACAAACATTTCGTCGGTTAATCCAAACACTAAACGCCCGGTATATTTATAGCGCATAAAACACATTAAACAAGTCATAACCGATTGATTGCGATAATACCGGATTTGCTCCGGGCTTAACTCCTTTTTCGGTTCCGGCAACGCTGTATATGCTTTGCCGATAACTTGGTTTTGTTTCCGGCAATATGCGTTCAATACCTTTGCGAAATAATCGGCGTTGAATTGTTGGTAATGTTTCCGTTCGGCGTTGCCGTCCCTATCCTTTGGCAAATAGTCGTCTAATTCCCCGGTAATCAGCAATTCAAACGCTAATTTAACCTCGGATAATGTTAATTGCGAATAATAGCGTTTGAGCAAATCCAACAACCGGGTACAAATATACGTCCAATCGTCCCGGTTTTCCGTGGGAATGATAAACCCCACGTCCATTGCGATAAACCGGAACATTTGCCCGGTTTTGGCAATCAACGTTTCGTCGTCAATCTCGGCAATCTGTTTTTTTGTGGACGCCACGAAAATATACTTTTCAACCGGGGTTAATGCTTTGGCAACCTCCGGTAACTCAACCATCGCCCGGCGAACGTCAATTGCTTTTGCCGTTCCGCTATAAAGCAAAACGGCGGCGGATTGTCGTTTTTCGGGCAACGTTTGTGGCAATCTGTTTGTCTTTTCGGGTAATGCTTCCATGTTAATAATCATCTTTCAAATACTCAATAGCCCCGGCAACGTTCAATCTTTGCGTTGGGGCTTTGTATTCGGGTTTCAAATGCAACTTTTTCTTTTCGACGTCCCCCCGTATGAAATTGCGGACGGTCGCCAACCAACCGTTTTTAGTGCGCTTCATATTCTTTTGGTCGCTCCAATCGCTAACCGAATGAAAGTAATAAACCAAATCGACCTTTTCAAATTCCGGTGTCGCAAACTTACTTTCAAACTCTGAATAATCCACGCCAACGCCGTTTTCAAATTTAACCATTTTGTAAACGTCGGAATTACGGAATAACGTTTTTTTCTCCTTTGGTTCCTCAACCTTTTGTTCTTCCGGGAATAATTCCCCGACAACATTGTTGTTGGGGGTATTCTCATTATCATTTATTGTATTATCTATATTATTACTATTATACCCTAAACTTTCGTTTATGGGTACCCCTAAACTTTCGTTTATGGGGGGCATCAACTTTTGTTTAGGGGTATCAACTCCGGTTAATATCCTTGCTGCCTTTTCGGTAAATGTTAGTAACTCGTAATTTTCACCAAAACAATACAGAGTTTTGTTATACAATTCGCAATTAGGATGTTTTTGTAAAATTCCGGCTTTAATCAAATTATCAATACGCTTTATCATGCCTTGACTTGTCTTTATATTCAATAACGGCATTGCTTCCAATATTAACTTGTGGGAAATCCAAAAATATATTCCCTCCGGGGTGTGCATCTTAACGCAACTTGCACAATTGGCGAAATCTTTTATAAAATCAAAAATCGCCAAATCTATTAAATCTAAATCTAAACCGCTATTAACGGCGGCATATTGGTTTATTAATATCGTGTATTTCATAATATTGATATTTTATAAACATCCGGTTCTGCTACGGGCTGAACTGATTTTATTAATAATCCTTTTTCGCATAACCATTTAAGGCAATCAATTACAGTGCTTTTGTTTATCCCTAAACATTTGGATAAATACAAAATACCCTTTGAATACTCGCCATATCTAACACAATAGGCGTGTATCATTGCATACAACATTAACTTATTACCTTTCAAATGCAATTCGTTAATCCATTTGTTTTTTATAATAAAATCCATAATTAAAATATAAAAGCCCGCAATCCGGGCTACCACACACCGGAAAACGGGCTTTGCGCTAAATAAATTAGCAATACTTTGCAAACGGTGGTAGTCGTTTGTTTTATCGACGCAAATATAACATTTTTTATTCATTATCCAATTGCTTTGCAGGTTCCCACGCTTTGCGCACTTTCAAAACATTATCCGCACTTTCATTAGGAACCAATGAGACAACAGGAAAGCGGGAACGGTCTCCCGGCTTTTGAGTTGTGGCAAATTGTACGTTCAAATCAAATATAATTCCCTTACAAAATCCCCTTTCCGCTAACATACCGTCGAACGTTTCCCGAATTTGCGGGATTGTGGACGCCGTACCCTTTGTTGAAAACTGCCATACCCCGGCAACGCCACGTACCAACGGTACAATGAAATTCAACGTCAACGTAATTTCCCAACCGTCGTGTCCGTCCTGTTTGCTTTTCCGATTGGGGTAACGCTTGGTAATAGCCAACATCAAATTCGGGTATTCCTCCGTTGTCAATGTTTCGTACTTTTTGCCGTCCCAAACTTGGAACGTTTCGCCGTCGCCCGCCGCAATCAATCGTCCGTCGTCGTCCCGGTACTCGTACCGCTCGTTGCATACTTTCGCCGGGTCATCGTCCGGGAAAACGATTTGAATTGTTTGGGGTTTTTCGCCGTATGCCTGTGTAAATAACCCGGCATACTTTCCCGTTGGTATGAAATAATCCACGCTTTGCGGGTATCCGTTGGCGTTTTTCATTCCGATTTTTATTTGTCCGACACGGGGCAAAATCAAACGGGATTTTTCCGCCTCCGGTCGTCTTATTCGTCCTTTCATGCTCTTTATATTTCGGGGTCGTCGTTCAACAATCTTTTCTTATTCTCGTTTTTGGGCTTTTTGGGCGCATTTGCGGGCTTTTGTTCCTTTTCCGGTGCAACCGTCCGTTTTGCTTCCTTTCGTCCCGTGGCGGGCTTATTTTCCGCCTCCTTTCCCGCTTTCCCGGTGCGTTTCACAATCTTTGTTTTCTTAATCTCCGGTTCCGGCGTTTGTTCCGGGGCAACCGCATCCGCTTTGACGGTATCGGCGGCGTCCGTAGTTTCGTCCGGGGTCGCCTCTTTGGAGGCTTTCGTCTTAATCAATTCTGCCAAAGACAACGATATTACATTTTGGGACAAATCCGGGTTATCGTCCAAAATAACCATACCATTAACCGCCGTAAACGTATTATCCCGCTTTTCGTCCTCAATGGCGGCAATCTCCAACAGATAGGGGATTTTGCGTATATTGGGGCTTTCGGTTTGCTCTTTCAGATTGTACGACGGTTTTTTGCGCCAATCTTTCGGGCTGAAATTGAAAATACGGGTAACGGGGAATTGCTCAAAATTGACGTTCCACATATCCCGGTACATTCCTAATTGTATTTCGCTTTCCTCGTAAAAACCTTTTCGCCCGCTTTTGAAATCGACAATTGCGTTAATCCGGTCGTCGCTTCCAATCTTTGCCCGCATGGTACACGGGCAATCAATCATTCCGGCGTACTTGTAATACGGGTGTACCAACGCAATTTCAACGGCTAACGGTCGTACATCATAATCCAATACGAATTGCGCAAACGCCAATACGTCCTTTTTCAAATCGTCGGCGTAATAAATAAAGTCGTCCGGCAATCGGTAAACCTCAATGTATTCTTTTAGTTTGCCTTTCAGTCCGTCCAAATCATACGCCCGGTTAATCAATAATTCCTCAAATGCGGCGTGCATAAACGTTCCATACGCCGCCCGTTCGCCTTTGTATCGCTCGGCTTCCTCAATGCCTTTGTTCGCAATCCAATTTATAAGGTGCGGGGCTTTGGGTAATGTTTGGGACAATATGGTTGTAACCGACGGGAAAAACTCCGGGTTCCCGGCGTCGTCATATCGGTAATAATATCGGTGTCCCTTGCTGTTTAACTGCCAAACCTTATACGGGGGTTCAATCAATGTTTTTTCGTCGAAAAACATTGCCGTCATTTCCTCAACCGTCATGCCCGGTATTATCTCAAACACTCCGGTTGGTTGTTCCGGTTGAACATCAACGAACGGGGGAATAATTGTTTGTTGTTCCTCGTTAATCTCCGGGAACATATCCGGGGCAACATTGCCGATGGTTCCCGCAACCTCTTTTACCGGGTCGCCCGGTTTATCGCTCTTTGCTCTCATTACTTGTACTTTTTATATTCTGAAATTCCACATAATACCATTGCGGCGCACATTGCCGCAAATAACAATTGCCACGGGTCCCAAAATGCGCCAATCAAACAACATAACCCCAATGCGCCAAACGTAACAATTAGGGCTTTCGCTTGAAACAACCCGGAAAACATGGTTTCGGCGGCGGCTTCCAACCATTCGATAAACTTACTTTTCATTGTTTCCGCCCTCCATGCCAAACAGGTAATCCGCCGTACAATCCAACATTTCGCAAAGAATAACGACCCATTCCGGGACAATCCGTTTGGTCGTGCCGTTACATAAATTCGTCATATTTACCTGTTGTGCGCTCTCGCTTGCACCCTCAAAAAGACGGGCGGCAATGTCTTTTTTCAAAACCTTTTTTCCGTTCGCCTCGGAACGGGCGATTGCTTCGTTTACTCTTAATCTCAATGCCATAACTTAAATTTTTTTGTTAATAACTTGGTTCGTTGCTCTCTTTGTATCCGCAATTGCGGCACGTTTTTTCCTCCCAAATCGGGCTATATTCCGGCGGGGGCAAATATCCGTCGCCTCCGGTACGTCTATACTCGCCGTCTGTAACCTCCATTTCCCCGCCACACTCCGGGCAATCATCGTCGCCAATCAATACACATTCCAACAGGGCGTCCAAATGGACGGAACGAACCGGGTAAATACCAATTGCCCGGATAACGTCCACCATTTCCACAACGGTAACATCCCGTTCGTAACAATCGGCGACCGGGAACCCCCAATTGTCGCTTATGTTCTCGATAATCTGTTTGTTGATTAACTCCGTAACGATTGTTTCGGATACTTGGTTGGCTGTTTTCCCGCTTTCGGTCGCCAACATCTTTAATTGCTCACTTTCTTTTATTTTCATATCATTTCCCGGTATCCCTCCGGGTAGGCTGTTAATCTTTTGTTCTGCAAAGATAGAAAGATTTTTTTAATTACCAAAAATATAATCTTTGTTTTGCGAAATCATTTTTGCCGGGTGCGTGAAATATCCGATTTTTAACCTACCTTTGCAATACCGCATTACCAAAAATCGCTCTCGGTTACTGCGTACCGAACCCCCGGCGTATCTGTTACGTCCGGGGGTTCATCTTTTCCAACGCCATTTGCGCCGCACAATAACAAAATCGGTATATATTGCCATAATATCCCGTTTGGTCGGTTATTTCCTCAATAACGCCCGCCGGATATTCCCCAAACGCCACATATTCGTATTGCGTTGGGTCTAACTCCAATGCGAACTCAAACGTAATGTCAATATATTTGTCCCCGACCCGGTTAAATGCGTGGTCGATTGGTATAACTGTATGCGTTTTACCCTCGACGTATCGCACCCGGTCGGGAAATAACAACGTCAGCAAATGCGCATTTTTATAACACTCTTTGACTGCCGGGCGAACCGTCCGGCGTATCAATTCAATTTCCCGTTCGTCGAATACGTCCGCCGCTTTTACGACCTCAACACGTTTTGCGACGGCGATTGTATCGGTAAAATATTGTCTTTGTCGGTCGGGCAAATCCAATCGTAAGAACGCCCGCATTTCCTCAATAATTACGCTTTCCATATCTTAACCCTTTGTAAACCCCTTAAATGCGACGTGGTAAACGTCGTATTGTTTTCCGGTAACATAAAATTCAATCATTCGGTCGTCGTTACCGACGTCGTTTATTGCAATGGTCGGGTATGGTTCCCCCGGCAATTGGTTAAAACAGTCCTCAATTTCCCGGTATCCCTCCGGGAACTCCGAACGGTCGGCGGCAAAAAACCGGGTTAAACTCTCTTTTATCCGGTTCAACATTTCGTCCCCGTTGGGTTCAAAATGCGCTTTTATTTTATCCTGTCGTCTTAATGCAAATCGCATGGTTAATAAATACTTTTTTGAAACGTCCACGACCTTTGCGCACGTTTCGGGGTTAAACATTCCAATATGCGTATATTCCGGGGGTAATCCCAATTGGTCGGATAACCATTTGTACGCCTCCCGTCGCTTCATTGGTCCACGTTTGTACAACTCATCAAAATATCGGTGCGCTTCAATCTTACATCGGCGCAACTCGGCGTTTGCCAATCGACCCTTTGCCCGGTCGGTTCCCTTATGAACACCCACATACGCCCCGCATTGGGGACAATAATAAATCATTCCATAATCAACGCCGTAAACCTCAATACTATTTTTGTACTCGGTCGGAACGTGGCAATACGGGCAAATTCTACCGCTCAATATTTCCCGTTGTTCCTCTGTCAATCGTATATCCATAACAGGCAAAGCCGGGGTTATTCCCCCGGCTGTAAATATGCGATTGCGTTTAATTCTTTTTGGCGTTCAGTCGCCCAATTAACATTGCGGGCAATCCATTCGTCGGCGGGGTTCTCGGCAATCCATTCTTTCCGATAAGACGGCACAAAGTACGCAACTTGCTTTTTATACGCCCGTTCGGGGTTTGCCAATATTTCCGTCGTGCGGCTCAACCCTTTGCCGTGGTCGCCTTTGCCGATTAAGTCCAACCGCCCAAAATAAAATTCGCCGTTGGCGGTACACGCCACATAATCACGGGCGGACGTTCTTGTTGAAATAACGTTGCCTTTTTCGTCGGTAACGGTGTATTGATACTTTTTGCCTTTCGCTTTCTTGCTCAAAATATACTTTGCCATAATCTTTGTTATTGTGCCGGGGGCGAACCCCCGGCGGGTTATTATCTTATTTCGTACAAACTCAATGAATTTTCGCACAATACCCACGTCGGGAATTTAGGGTTTTGCAGATAACAAAGGTTATCTAATGCCGCCCGGCTTGTATAAAACCACAACCCAAATTTTTTGCCGATAAAATACATATCGTTTACCCCTGTTTCCCGGTATTTCTCCGACAACATTTGTTGGCTGTAAATGATTGACGAAAATTTAACTTTGCCGTCTAACTTGGTTGCAATCTCGGCAATGTCCGTCGCCTGTGTTCTTTTCTTTGTTTCCATATTTGAAATTTATTTGGTTCCGGGAACCCGCCCGGTCGGATTAGTAATAATAAAAGGATATTTTCAAACCCCGGCGCAACTTACAATGTTCGGCGTCTTTGACACAACGGAAAGCACGGCGCAATAATTTGTTCGCCATTTCAACGCCTACTAACTTAATCAAACCGGAAACGCCAACCAACGTGTTAATCTTTTTGCCGGTGAACAAGCCGTTTACTTTGATTTTGAAAGTACGGTTAATTTCTTTTGTTGTATATTCCAAACCGTTGTAAATATCTTCGGGCTTCATTGTATCGCTCTTTTTGTTGCTGGGAAAACGCCCGGTCGTTTTATTAACATGGCACAAAGATAGGGCATTTTATTTTAACTACCAAAAGAATTTTCTTTTATTTTCGATTTGCGGACAAAAAACGGTTCTTTTGGCTCCCCGCAAAGTTATTTTTGGCGAATTTTCATTTTAAGCCACTTTATTTGCCGGGGTGGGTACTTTATCCATTCAAACAAAATAATCGAAATACGGGGCTAAAAACGGGCAAAAACAAAAACGGGGTTGCAACGCTTGGTTACAATCCCCGTTTCCCGGTATTATGAACAATAAAAGTTACTTTTCTATGGTTACGAACTCAACGCCCAATATTTTTGTTGCCGGGTTTTTGCTAACTACATCAATTTGCCGATTTTTGATTTTCTTTGTTTTCCATAAAAAACCCAACCAACGTTTGTATTGTACCGTTTCGACAATCAACAGACTATCCCGGTTTATATGCGCCCCGGTAAATTGTCCGTCCGGCGTGGCGCATCCGTGCAACTCAAACCACGGTTCGACAATATCGACGCATCGTAAAACGGTCGTAACCGTATCGCCGGGTAAATATACAACACTATCCCGGGCGGTTGCCCGCAATTCGTTGATTGTTTCCATTTGGGTTGTTGTAACCCGTTCCAACTCCCGGTTCTTTGTCTGCAACGTCTTTATCAACTCCGCATCGCTCGCCCGGTATTTTTCAAACTCTGACAATTTCAGTTCCAAAACCCCAACTTTGGCGGCGTTCAAACTATCTTTCGTTTGGTACCGGGAAACTTCCTGCAATAACGTTTCCGTGTTGGTTCTGTATTTGTCCCTTTCCCCGGTCAACGTATTAATCCGGGAACGTTGCACCCATATAGTGACAACGGCGGAAACCGCCAAAGCAATTGCCGCTATTATTAAATATTTTTTCATAAGATACGTTTTATCGCTTCATAATGAATTTTTGCAATACGTTCACGCCCGGCGTCTGACAACATAAAACGGCAATCTTTTTCGGTATCCATGAAAAAGTTTTCAGATAATACCGCCGGGCAAACCGTATGTTTCAGAATGTAAAATTGGTTTTCTTTGTCCGGGTCGCCGTCGGTATGGTCAAAGCGCATTTTCCAACCATCCGGGGCAAACTCTTTTTCCGCCTCATTACAAAGTACGGTTGCGATTGCATCCGCTTTCGTTTGTCCTACGCTGGTATAACATTCCCACCCGGTGCCGCCTCCGGCGTTCCCGTGAACGCTAAACAAAACGGCGTTGTTGCCGCAATCTGCATGGATAACGTTTGCACGTCGGCAACGTTCCGGTAATGATACGTCGTTGTCCTCCGGTACCAAAATTTCAAACTTTATTCCCTCCGCTTTCAACATCGCCGCAATACGGCGTACAATATCACGGTTAAACTCCCATTCTAACAATTGGGAACCGTCGCCCCAAACCGGGGAACGCTTCCCGGCTGTATTATTGCCGTGTCCGGCATCTAATATAATTATCTTTTCCATTTTTATTTTGTTTTATGGGGCTTTCGCCCCGGTTATTATTCATAAAATTCTGTTGCCCCCTTTTCTAACTCATCCGGTATAAACGGCATACCTACCATTTCTTTGAAGTTTACAATAACCTCAAACAAAGGTTTTCCGTCTGTTCCGCTTTGCAGATAAAAGCCATCATCAATATTTGAATTAGCCAAAAATCTAACTGACTCGCCATGCTGAATTGGGAATGATATACTTTTAGACTGAATGTTCTTGGCAATCTTTCTGTTTGCTTCAATGGTTGTTGAATATCGGCTGTTTGGAACTTCCGTTAATGAACCATCCGGCGCAACCTTTACAGCCCAAAAATTTGCCTCATTCATTGTGCTTGTTTCGTTGTATGCCTGCCCGGAATACTGAATTGTTATAATTCCGTCCGCCTCTGCCAATAAATCTCCTTGAACTTTGTTAGGGTCTGACGCTCCGGGGTCTGCCCATGCGTTATTATTGCTAACCAAAGCCAAACCCTTTTTAATGCCCAAAGGTATATTTCCTGCGGTCTTGTTGTACGTATATCGGTAACTTGCATCGCCTGCCGGGGTCATAACAACAAATTTTGCATAGTCTTTCTGATATTCCAAATATTTTTCCGAAATATGCGAACTATCTGTTACTACCATTCGATTAAACCACGGGGTTATATCCCCCTCAAAATCATTCAGTACCATATCGGTTGGCGTTTGTGATTCAGTAGGATATATAATAACCGCAAATTCTACTGCATCAGCCGGAACAACAAAAGTTTTGGTTGCCTCGTGGATTCCGCTTACTACATCTTCCGAAATAAACAATCTGTCTGCAATGCTCCATCCTGCATTAAATTGCGGTTGGTCATTGTTAATACTAAGTAATTCCGGGGACGGTGCGACCGCTTCCGTTCCGGTGTACTTCATCAAAGCAACAACAAAAGAGTTTTGTTTATCCGTAATCTTAACCGTTGCTTTATAATTTTTCCCCTTAAGTACATGGGTATCAAATCGGCTGTACTTCTTAAACAAAGAAAATACGGGTAAATCCTTTCCGTTATCTTTTACAACCAACTGATTGTTTGAAATACTTACTTTTGCGGCTGTTTTAACAGACAAATATGTATTATCGCCGAAATACATTACATCATTATTGACGTCAATTTCCGGTTCGTCAAAAACCAAAGCCCTTGAAAGGTTCAAAGAGTTGTAACCGTAATATTTATTATTCATTTTGATTTGATACCCGGTAAACGCCATAAATGCTAACAATGCCTTTCCGACTCCATAGTCTTTGCCTACTGACTGAATCAACACACATGAATTTGCCCCAATAGACAATAATTCTTCATTCGGGAAATTGGTTTCTATACGCAAATGAACATCAGTAAATGCCTTTGCTTGACACTCTCCCAAATACAATTCTTTGCGTTGTTTGTCGCCTGCTTTATAGTCAATCTGAACCGCCATAGGGTCGCCGTTTACATCTAATAACGTTTGGTCGTTATCGTCAGCAAATTCAAGTCTAACCCAACCGTCATGCGTAATTCTGTTATCCCCATATTGCGTTGGCTCAATATACAAGCCAATTAAAAAGGTTGTTCCTCCGGAAATATTTGGGTCGTCCTGCGGGGCAATGTCTTGTATAACGAAAGATTTCTTTTTCATATCTTGATATACTGACATACCGCCCTTAACTTTCAAATCAGAAAACCACAAACGGGATTTTGCATACTTAGAATTTACCAATTCATCATTACCTAACATTGCCAATATTCCCTCTGCATCTTTTCCCGGAACAACGGATAAATCAGCCTTGAAAATCGGGTCTCCATCGGGTGTTTGTCCGTTTCCCATTTGCGAAATACGAACCGTTCCATCCATACTTCCGACCTCTGTTGCTTTAAATGATTTTTTTGCTATTTTATCATTAAACAAAAATGGAACATTTCCCAAATTTACATTTGCTTCGTCTGTATCACTATCGTATTCAATAAAGAAAGGTTTTTTAAATCGTAAATTCTTTGTCTGCAACACAATATTCCCCTGCTCATCGCTTGTTGTTAGGCTGCTATCAATAGTTTTATACCACGGAATAAAATCCCACGTATTTTCATTCTGAATAGGCAAAAAAATACCTGCAATCCCATTGCTTGTAACGGTTATTGGTGTATTTGCCCCATCAATACTTTCTCCGGCTGACGGGCTAATTATTGCCTTGTAATTGGCTGCCCCCGGTTCTTGTATAAGTTCCAAAATGATAATTCGGTTATCCGATACGGGCGGCAATGTCTGTTGAATTGTTTGGTTGTTGCTCATCTGATAAACCAACAACAAAGTTGTACTTTTGTTGTACGGGTCTGTATTCAGATTTACCCCCTTTTGTACCTCTTGGCGGTTGGCATAGAATAACGCCTTAATCTGCTCGTTTGTCTTTCCTGCTGTTGCCGGGTGCGCTGTTTTAGACAATGCAATAAAAGCCGCATTTTGCTTAATCATACGGTCAAACTCTGTTGGGCTTATTGGGTTCTTTGCGTCTGCCAATCCTGCCGCCAAACCTTTTTCTTTGAGTTTTGCCAAATCTACGTCCGCTAAATCATTCTGAGCAAAATTACCGTCCTTTGCTTTTTTCTCAAAGTCTTTTGCATCAACATTTGAAAGGTTTTTGCTTGCCCCGCCCAATGCCGCCAGCGTTGCGGCAAACGCCGGGGTTTTTACATACTTATCCAAATAATCTTTAATCCATTGTTCGTCCGCTCCTGCCGGAACCCACGGAATTTGTGCTGCATCATTAATTTCTATTGGCAAATATACATCAACCCACATTGCGCCCTGCCTATCTGAAAGGAATGTACCTTTCTGAACCACTTCAACGCCCAATTTCTGTTGGTTCTCTGAAATGTATGTTCCGGTTATTGCTTTTGCATCGCCCAAAAAAGTTTGCGTATAAACCTGCATTTGCCCCAAACCCAAAAGCGGAACGATATTAAACAACAACATATCGTTCTGAATCTTACAATTGGTGCAAACCCCTTTGTTTACCTCAAATTCAAACGGCTTACCGCTTCCGGTAAAAATCGAACCTTTGACGTGTACGGAATCCGCCTTAATTGGGGCGTTGTTTTTGTCCCGGAACATCATCATTAAAATTTGGCTGCTGCCCGCTGATAATTGTTTCATTCCTGCCATAATAATAAAATTTTGTGGTGCGGATTGCTCCGCACCGGGTTAAACATATTACTTTGTTTATCCATTTTTTTTCTTTTTATTGTTTTTGTCGGGGTCGTCCCCAAATTCTTTTTCCAATCTGTCAATTATCGGTTGCAAATGCGACGGTAAAGCCCTTGTAAACTCCAAACGGATAACATGGTAAATAATACGCAATGCCAATTCCCGGGGGTACGCAATAATCAGATTCCGGAACGCATTTTGTAAATACACGTATATAAAAACATACGTCAGCGTTTTAACAACTACAATCGCCTCTTTGTCGTCGCCGCAATTCTTCATAATTATAAAAATTGATTCCACAATAAATAGAAACAATAGCAATTCGCACAATGCGTTTTTAAACTTTCGGAACGAAAAGTTTTTGCACCGCACAATCGCCACGCCGTCCGCCCTCATTCCCGCCCAAATATTGAACGCAAACATTACTACTAAAGCATAAACAAAACCTTTTGTTGGGGTTAAATACCCAAATAACGGACTAACCGTTGAAATGGCAATTATACGCCATTGTTCCAAATTAATAATTCTTCCCATATTTTTTAATTTACAAAATTCGGTATATTAGATATATTATTACAACATAGTAATAATGGAAAATCAGTAAAAGCACGAACTGAAAGAACCTTACCCCCATTTTCGTTTGGGTGTAATTCGTCATCGGACAAAAGCCCCGGTTTCCATTTATTACTTTCAAATGAAAGTTGAACAGCATCTGCAAAATCAATAATTTGATAACCATCATCTATTGCAAGTTGTCTAACATATCTATTTTTATATGTGTTCAGATAACCGGATTTTACAACATTTGGTATTGTACACAAAATTAATTCTATATTTTTTTGGTTACATATATCTATAAGTTCATCTAATGCCGTTTTCCAATTTGAATTGTAAGTTGTACTACTATCTGCATCATTCATACCCATAGCCCATATTATATATTTGGGCGTAAAATATTTTAAATGAGTTTTCAGTACATTTAATTGCGTAATACTTCCGGCTCCTCCTTTAGAATCTATTAGGAAATTGTCAAATCCTATTTTGTATATATTATAAGTCCATCCCCAATTTGACCACGTTCCATAACTATCTTGAATTATCCATATATTTTTTTTGTAATCTGAATTTACTTGTGAAAATGACAATAACGTTCCCGTTGTTCCTTCTGACTCAAAAAAGGCGGAATCATATCCCGGATTATGTATTTCTTTTTCTAACTTATAATTCCCGTTATCAGAATATAGAAATACAGTTGAATACCCTCCAACATTTCTTATTTCAAACCCTAAAAAAGTTTGTATTGTCAATCCATGAGGATATAACGTTTCATCGCTTCCGTATCTACTCCTTGTTAATTTTACATTTACATTATCAACTTCAATGATATATCCTTGTTTGCTTTCATCCTTACCAAATCTTACTTTACTAAAAGAAGTAAGATTTATATATCCACATATAGAATAATTTTTTCTTATATTATTGTATTCTAATTTTACATTTTTCCCATCAGTTATATTTTCGTTTTTTACGTTCATATAACCTACATTATTATTTAGCAAATTTATTGCATCTTTATTTTTCTGAATTTCATTTTCTAAGTTTTCCGAATTGATTTGTAAATCAATAATATCTTTCGATATTCCGGATTGCGCTTTATTTTTTATATAAAGTACATATTCTCCCTTTGTTGCTGCATTCTGATTTGTATATATATATCCGTCATTTTCAACTATAATACGATACATTTGCTTTTGAGTTGTTCCTTTTACTTCACTTATTTGCGTAACTTTTCTATTTGAATCAGTTAAAGCCCACGGCGTAATATTAGTATTATTAACAGAATACAATTCTATAATTTGACCTTTTAAAACACTTTCTACACGTCCGGAATAACCGGAAATCTCTAATGGATTTTCAGACAAAGTACTTCCTATTTGAACATTTAAAGCATAATATGAATTGTCAGGAAGTTCATTTCCTTTTACTTCTTTTACTATTTCGTCGGCACCTATTTTTTTATTTATTTTATCAACTTCAAATTTAAGAGTTTCAATGTCTGGTCCTATTTGTGGTAATTTAGATGAATCAATATATACTAATGTTGATATTCTATCATACATTTTCAAACTAACAAATCCATCTTCTGCAACATCTGTTGCTAAAACATAAGGTTTTATTTTATATGGAACATCTTCAAATGTTAGAACATATATTCCTGCACCAGTTATATTTTGCTTCAGAATTTTTTGTGCTTCATCTCCATTAATATAATAAGAAAACCTTATATCAGTATTAGAAATATTCCATTCTTCAATAATCAATAATACTTTATTTCCCCAATCTTTAAATAAATATCCGTCAGTTAAATAAAAGGCTCCACTTCCTCCGGTTTCTACATCCTTATTTACACTTGAGTATGAAGTCTTATTTTCATTTGCTATATTTGTATTATTCTTTTGCCATGTTCCATTTTTATTTGTGAATATTACTATTTCATCCGTCAATCTAACTCCGCCAAAGTTTACATATAGCCCATTTTTGGACGCTATATAAAATAAATTTTGGTCGGGCGTACCGGGGTTTGTTTCCGGTGTTGCAATTCCTGCAAATGTTGCATTTTCTCCAACCGTTGAAATAATAGTCAATAATGTATTTTGCATTATTGCCCCGGTAATTTCTTGGTTTCCGTTTGTCTTAATAACGTCGGAAACCGCTTGTTTTAACTGCTTATAATTTCCCATAATCTAATAATTTAATTGTTGTTGAAATCATTATTAAAATCTCCGTTGAAATCTCCATTATTTTTAACAATATAGCCACGTCCTATTTTCTTAACGACGGTATTTGTTTTAAACTCAATTTCCACGCTCG